CGTTGCGTCTATAGTTTCTTGAACCTCTTGGGGAACTTCAATTGTTGGCGTTGGGTCTTCAGGAATTTCAACAGGTGTTGTATCTATTTCTGGAGTAGAAACTGGAGTTTGGTCCAACTCGGGAATTGAAACAGTGGTGTTTTCTGTTGGAAGTGTTTCAACAGGAGGGGGAACAACTTCCTCAACAGTCGTTGTAGTCGGTTCAGGCTCAGGTGCTATAGTTGTTGTAGATGAAGATGTTGTTGTGGTCGGCACCACTGTCGTTGTGGTTGTGGTTGTTGTGGTGGTCGTTGTAGAAGTTGTCGTGGTTGGCTCTACAGTGGTAGAGGTGGTTGTGGTTGATTCTACTGTCGTGGATGTTGTGGAAGTGGTCTGAGTAGACCCAACACCATTGAAGCTCAGTTCATACTGTAAGTTCCACCCTTGGTTTGTATGCCAACCATCAGGGTTGTTACAGCAAATACCAGCCCTTAGTCTATAACGACCAGCAGGCACCTCCATTGAGATATACGACTGCAGACCAATGGAATCATCAATGCTGTAGAGAAGCGTTCCGGCTTCGTTATATAGCCACAACATTGGATCTGAGTTGTACCCAGTGACCATGTAGGTTTGGGCTATAAACTGTGTTGTCTCACTATAATCAAACCAAACATCTGTTGGCTCTGTGATTATTAAGTTTTCAGCTTTAGCCGGAGATGCAAAAAGAGAGAGAATAATTGCAGGAATTAATATCCATGCACTTTTCTTAAATCTTAATTTTCTCATATAACAATTGTATATGAGTTAAAATTAAGTTGCGTATTCAACTCCACTAATCGACAGAGTAATACTTGCATTTGCTTGAGAAAGATAAAGATTGGAGTTAGCAGGAAGAACAACAATTCCGTTATAAGCAACTGTTTCGTTTGGTGCAACAGTAAATGATTTTAGAATTGCATTATTATTAGCAGCTGCTGAGACACCTGACACAAGTAAATGTAAACTGCATGTTGCTGCACTTGATGTGAAGTTGCACAAGTTAATGTTTTTAACAATAGAATAGCTTCCAGCATTGTTTGATATAGTAACAACATTAGCTGCAGTGTCAGCTCCGATATACAGAAGCTTTGGTGTTAAGTTTGCCATTTAAACCCCCATCCACTGCAAGATAGCAGTGTCATATGTATATGTATTCATGCTTTGAATCGTATTTGAATCAAGAACATGGTCAACAACAGCCCCGGCTAAATGGTTCTGTGCTGTAGTACCATCATACCCTCTAACGCTTATAGTTAGAACATCTCCTGAACGAGAAGACACGAGCATTTTTTCTTCCGCTGCTTCACCACGACTTACAATGATTGCAAATGGATTGTTGGCACCTGTGGGGAAAGACGAACCGGAACCAAGGGTAATAGATGACGCTGAGTTTGCGACATTGCTTGGCAATGTCGTGCTTAAAACAGCTCCAGCAAATTCTCTTCTTTCCATTTAAACCTCTTTAGTCAAGGCTGATGTCAAGATCGCCTGTTGCGATTCTCAATGTATCGCCTGCATCAAGGCTTTTACTTGTTGCGAGAGTTCCCCACACAAGCAAGTTGCCTGTTGTTAAAGCATCAAAAATACCAATTGCGACAACCGTACAGGCTGGCATATTAGTGAAGTCAATGTTCCCAGTGTTTTGGGTTGCACCACTTGATGCAGCATCAAAAGCAGCAGTCTGACGAGCGTATGAACCACCACTGACCTGTGTTCCACCACCCGTATCATTTGGTGCAGCCGTATAAAGTGCTACATAAACAGTCGATGGCATTGTGTATGCCGTTGTTCCCAAAATGTGGTCAAGAACTTTGTCCTCTAAGTAATTACTAAGATTACCTGCCATAATTAATCCTCCTTAGATGCGAGATACTCTTCGATTTCGTGAGGATCCGCTCTTCTAAAATTTTCAAGACTCAAAAGGAATGCATATTCCTCGTCTGAGACTTCTTTCATGGAATCTTCTCTTGAAAAGAAAAGATTACCAGAGCTATACGAAGCTCCGCTTTCAAAAATAATCAAATTAATTGCATTTGATTTTTTAGACACTTTTGCTGGTTTTTGTTCAACACTATCTTCTGTGATTTCTGCTTTAACCTTGGGCTTTGCAGCAGCCTTTTTTGCCGGAGCCTTCTTTGCTGGCTTTGCTTCTTCACCTGATGTTGCTTTCGATGTAACGATATTATCAGTCATGGTTAATACAATACCACACTTGCTTAAATAATGCGAAAGGGAGGGGATATTTCACCCCCCCCGATCACAAATTTTTTAATTATTACTTACAGTGTACGAAGCTTAACATTCTTACCGATTACATACGAATCAGCATTTTCAATGTTACTTGCTACTCTCATGAACTGAGTGTACTCAATGGTGTCTGTCTTTGGCTTGAACTGACGGTACACAGTGATGTCACGGTGAATACCGATAACACGGTTGTTAGGGAATGTTAGTTCAATATGACCATGTGATCCTGTTGCACCTGAGTAGTCACCCGTAGCCGTTTCTGGCATCAAAGGAACTTCAAGCAAAGGAATACCGAATGGTGAAATTCCAGTTGAACCCGGACCACCATTTCCACGCATTGTGCCCTGAAGGAATGCCACATCGCCGACCAATGAGCCGGGAGATGGTGCACCTGCAGTTGCAGCGGTTGCATCGTTTGGATTACCTAAGCTGTAGATGGTGTCTTGAACATTGCCTGAACCAGAGAAGAATCTTAGTTCATTTCTGCGCTGAAGATACTTGGTTGGCATATTGCGAAGAATGCGATCATAAGTAGCTCTTGAAACCTGATTACCAGCTTCATCGACTACACGACCGTTTGTCTTAGCAAGTTTAATAAAACCATCAAGAGCCTTGAGAAGACCGTTGTTGGAGCTTGTGTTACCGTTGATAAAGAGATCATCAAGGTCGTTTGCAGTCTGGCGAGCCATCATCTGTGCGATGTGGTCCTCCAAAGAAGCTCCCTCAATGTTGTCTTCCAACGACTCAGTTGACAGTGCCCAGTCAAGACGAAGCTTGACAGTAGACAAAGAAACTTTGCTGAATGTGACGGCTGCATTTGCACCGTCATCTGTTGCCTCGGTTGCCTTTGAAAGCAAGCGGGTGCCTACAGAAACCTTATCGATTTCCATTTGTGGTGTACGCATACGAACGACTCTTGCGTTCTGCATAAGTACAGACTGATCAATAACAAAATCAAGGAAGCGGTTTGACTGAGCTGGTTTCATCAAACCACCCGAATCATTGCCTACAACCCCAGTTGTTACTTCATTAGCCTTTGATAGAATTTCTTCTTGTGATGCCATATCTTTATTTCCTCCTATTATGACTTATAGCCCAAGGAGTTAATTAAACCTTGTGGCAAATATGTATTGTCCCAAATTGATGATGGAGCAGACTTAGTAAGTTCTTCGCCCTCTTCGTCATCTTCTGGGTCAACGCTTTTCTTGATAGCTCCGGACTTAGCAAAGGCTTGAACCTTCTCTTCTTGTTCCGACAGAGATTGCTCTGTTGCTTCTAATTTTTCTTGTAGTTCAGTTGCTTGAACTTCAAATCCCTTGGTGATGGTGTCGATTTTTTCTTGGACCGAAGCTTCAACCTCTTCTTTAATTGAAGTAGCGAAGGCAGCCAGTTTTTCGTCAACCACAGCACTAAGAGCATCTTTAAGGATTTCTAGATCCATAATTTCCTCCTGTGTGTTTTCAGTTACTTCAATTTGGATTGAAGCATTTTCTTGAACATCTGGAACAAGCCAATTGACCATACGCTTAAGTAGCGATAATCTTGATTCCTGTTCATTCATGTCTAAGACCTTATCATAATTTACATCATTTTGCAATTCACTCTCTTGCATTTTAATTGAATCTGCGTCTATGTCTAATTTATCAGACATTTCAAGCGCATAAGTTAGCAATGCATCGATTGAGTCAGTTGCATATTCTTCAGATGTATCATCTTCGAATTTGTTTGTCATAGTAGACTCCTTTTTCTTTTTCTTAGGCTTTCCGGGAAATGGACCTTGATAACTACCTTGAGTAGGATTCTTGATACCGGCTCCCATTGAGCCTGCTGTGACTTCTCCCTCTTTCTTCATACCTTTTTCTTTAGTATTCTGATAGCGTTCAAGAAGCCTCCGACCTTTTGCAG